AGCCTAGTAGTGGCAGGATGTCGACGCCGCCCACCTTGGCCGCGATCAGGTAAGCCGCCGGCGGGTATGGCGGGTCGATCTCGCTGGCCGTCTGGCCTCGGTCGTACTCTAGGGTGCAATCTAGCTCGATGTCGCCGTGGCGGTGCAGGTAGGCTATTGTTCGCATGGCAACTCCACCACTTCCGGCTGCGTTGGGTCATACATGGCCGCCGGCCGATCGGCGTGCTCATAGTCCACCTTGGCAAGGCTTAAATGGTTGTTCAAGGCCGCGTAGCGTGCGACGTAGTCCGACGTCGTCATGCCGGGTGCAAACACCGGGAAATGGCGCTTGCTACTGTCATGCTTGACGTGGCCCTTATCCTTGGGCAGTTTGCGCCCCTTGCGCCCTTTTGACTTATCGATTAGCGCCAGTAGTTCGCGCGTCGGTTCGGCGTGCTCGGGCTTGACGGTAAACGTGGCTTTTCCGTGGGTGATGGTGATCATGGGGTTAGTCTCCAAAAATAGCGCCGTTGGCGAGGATAGGGGTTAGGTTCGCGACGGGAATAAACCGAATGGAATTGCCGTCTTCATTCGGCCATGTGCCGCCGGTATCTACTTCGGCAACTTTCCCCCCGCTGTGCAGGGCTAGGACCGTACCGCGCATAGGTGATGGACCCATGCGCTTTAACACGGACTGAGCGAATGCGACTTTTTGGCCGGGCTTTGCGGTTTTCATGGCGTCATGCTCCAAAAATAGATCGCAAAGGGCGCGCCGATCAGCGCAGCGAAGATGAGCGCAGCGAGGAAGTCGCGCAGGATGCTGGGCCGGCGCTCGGGTTCGGGGGTGTAGTGTTGTCTCATGCTTTAGCGTATCCATGTTCGGCCATGAATTGGGCCAGGGTTAGGTTTCGGGCTTTGTAGGTATCGCCAAATTTGGTGAAGCATGCGTGCACCGCCTCGCCTTTGCTGTTGTGGCGCAAGGGCTCACCCACCATGAAGTTATCGCCCACCATCTTGCGAGGCGGCAAGACACACAACATGTCCCAATACATGGCCTCTGTTGTGGGGGTCCATTGGTCGGGCTGGGCGTCCATAGCGTCCCAAAGGGCTTGCCACTCTAGTGCTTGTGCGGTCATGCCATACCCCCTTTCCAGACGGCGCCCAAGTCACCCCAGGTTTTCCAAGATTCGACGACGTTGGCGCCGTAGCGCGGTTTGGTGGTGCGGATGTTGACGTAGCGCATTTCCGGGCGGCGCTGCGCTACACGCTCGATTTGTTCGGCCTGCGCGATGGTGTCGCAGGCCACAATCATTTTGTTGGTCTTGCCGGCGGCATAGCCCCAACCGGACATGAATTTATCGGTCATGGTGACGTAGAACATAGTGGACTCCAGTTGATTAAGCGCGGCGCTCGGGCCGCGCGAGGGTTGAGGTTAGATGTTGACGGTTTTGGCAAAGTTAGGCGCTTCGCCGGCGTAACCGGTAACGCGGAAAGAATGGAAGCCGTGAGCGGCGGCGGCCGTTTTGACGCGCTCAATGTTCGCGGCGGTGTTTGCGCCGTCTTTGAAGCATGCTAGCAGTTCTTCCATGTAGTCGCGGCGCTCGCCTTGGGCAAGGCCGTAAATCAGAATTTCTTTCATGGTTTGCCTTTACTTTACTGCATGGCGACGTTGCCATGTGCGAGATCATAAGAGATTTCCTTGCACAATGCAACACCCCTACAAAATAGTCGGGAATGGATAGCGTGGGGGTAATGCGTGGATAGCGTTTTTGATGTGGCGTTGTCCACGTGCGCGCCCAATGAAAACGAGGCCATGTGGACAATGTGGACTATTAGTTTATAAGTCTAGAGAGAGATAAAAAATATACTGTATGGATATACAGTAGTGACAATGGGCCGCGCCGTTAGCCCGCGCCCCAAAGGGGGTTGACCGACTTGAAATCGATTGTCCACATGTCCACATTGTCCACAAACCCCACGCCCTTGGTCCACGCCACGCAGGCCATGCACCTGCCCGGCCATTGTCCACATTGTCCACGCGACTGGCGCGCAGCCACGCGGCACGCAAACCATGCGACTGTCGGGCCATGGTCCACATTGTCCACATGGTCCACGGCCGTCGCCCAGGCGGCGCGCGGCCAGGTGCTGCCGGCCAAAACCGAGGGGGGGGAGGGGGCCGGGGACCGGCCGGTCACGGCAGCGGAGGGGTTGCTCAAACTTTTTTATTTTTTGCAAAAGTGCTATATTCGGCCTATGTTCGAGACCCTGCCATACGAGCCGCGTCAGTTGCAAGCGACTGAGGACCGGCTGCATCGCATTTACAAGGCTGCCAAGCTCGGCCTCAAAGGCGACAACTTGGCGCTGGCCGCAGGCATGTTGCCCAAGGAGTACGCCAGGCTTAAGCAGTTTGACGAGATCGCGGAGTACGCAGAACTCAAGGGCCGCGCCGAGGGCGAGCTGGAGATGAGCCACCTGCTGCACGACGCCGCAGCGCAAGGCGACGCCAAGGCGGCGCTGGCGATCCTTCAAAACGTCCACGGCTGGGTAGCCAAGCAGGCCATTACAGTAGATGTGAACCAGTCCATCAGCATCACAGCGGCGCTACAAGAGGCCGAGCGGCGCGCCCAAGATGTTGTGGACGTGATTGAGAACAACCCGAGCCAAGTGCTACAACATGCAGACCACACGTTACAGCGCGCAGGATGAGCAAGAGCTAATGGCTCGGCTATGGAGCCCGGCCATCAAGGACAACCCGCTGGCGTTTGTGATGTTTGCGTATCCGTGGGGCGTCAAGGGCACGCCACTGGAGCACTTCACTGGCCCGCGCAAGTGGCAGCGCGAGGTGCTCGCGACTATGGCCGAGCACATCAAGAAGAACGGCGGCAAGCTGGACTTCGACGTGCTGCGCTTGGCGGTCAGTTCTGGCCGTGGTATTGGCAAGTCGGCGTTGGTCAGTTGGATCACGGACTGGATGCTGTCCACGCGCATCGGCTCGACGACCATCATATCGGCCAACAGTGAGAGCCAGCTCCGCAGTATCACCTGGGCCGAGCTGACAAAGTGGCTGGCGATGTCGATCAACAGCCATTGGTTTGAAGTAAGCGCCACCAGACTGATGCCGGCCAAGTGGCTGACGGAGCTGGTCGAGCGCGATCTGAAGAAAGGCACCAGATACTGGGGCGTTGAGGGGCGGCTGTGGTCGGCCGAGAACCCAGACGCCTACGCTGGCGTGCATAACTTCGACGGCGTGATGGTGATATTTGACGAGGCGTCCGGTATTGACGACTCGATCTGGGCGGTGACCAGCGGATTCTTTACCGAGAACACGCCGAACCGCTTCTGGTTGGCGTTTTCCAACCCGCGCCGCAACACCGGGTACTTCTACGAGGCGTTTAACAGCAAGCGGGAGTTCTGGGCGGCAAAGATCGTGGACGCTAGGACAGTCGAGGGCACCGACAAGGCGGTTTACGAGCAGATCATCGCGGAATACGGGCCGGACTCAAGCCAAGCGCACGTTGAGGTGTACGGTCAGTTTCCGAACGAGGGCGACGATCAGTTCATCAGCATCGGCGTGGTTGACGAGGCGATGAAACGGGCCAAGCATATGGACCAGTCGGCGCCGATTGTGATCGGCGTAGACCCGGCGCGGTTCGGGGCAGACGCAACGGTCATCGCCGTGCGGCAGGGGCGCGACATCGTTAAGCTGATCCGGCACCGGGGCGACGACACCATGACGGTGGTCGGGCACGTCATCGACGCAATTGAAGAGTTTAAGCCGTCGCTGGTCAACATCGACGAGGGCGGGCTAGGGGCGGGGGTCGTGGACCGGCTAAAAGAGCAGCGGTACAAGGTCAGGGGCGTGAACTTCGGCAACAAGGCCAAGAACCCCATTATGTACGGCAACAAACGGGCTGAAATGTGGGGCGATATGCGCGATTGGCTGAAAACAGCCAGCGTGCCCAACGACAGGTTCTTGAAAAGTGACCTGATTTCGCCTAAGATGAAGCCCGATTCGCGTGGTACGATCTATCTAGAGTCCAAAAAGGACATGAAAGCCCGTGGTCTGGCCTCACCGGACGCAGCAGACGCCATCGCGCTGACGTTTGCGTATCCTGTCGCCAGCCGAGAGTATCGTGAGCCAAAGTCACACATTCGCACCGCAAGCGGGTATAGTGGCGGGGCTGTAACCAGTTGGATGGGGGCGTAATGGCTAAAAAAGGCGTGTCTCTAAGCGTTGGACGGGGCGAGAAGCTGCCCGTCAGCAAGGGCGCGGGCCTGACAGCCAAGGGCCGCGAGAAGTACAACGCAGCCACCGGCTCCAAGCTCAAGGCGCCAGCACCCAACCCCAAGACCAAGGCCGACGCTGGCCGCAAGGCTAGCTTCTGCGCCCGCATGGAGGGCGTTGTCAAGAACGCCAAGGGCGACGCCGAGCGGGCCAAGGCATCACTCAAACGATGGAAGTGCTAACATGAAAAAGCCCGGCGATCCTGGTCTATATGCTGCAATCCACGCCAAGCGCGAGCGCATCAAAGAAGGCTCGGGCGAGAAGATGAGGAAGCCCGGCTCGCCTGGCGCTCCAACCAACAAGGCGTTCAAACAGTCGGCCAAGACGGCCAAGAAGGGTAAGTAATGCCGCTCGTCAAATCCAAATCTCCAGAAGCCTTCCGCAAAAACGTGAAGGCTGAAGTTAAAGCTGGCAAGCCGGTCAAGCAGGCCGTCGCCATCGCATATGCTGTCAAGCGCGCTGCGCCGAAAGGAAAGAAATGAGCAAGCACCTCGAACCCATCAGCAAACTCAACGCCCGTGAGCCGAAGATGTCCGGCGG